TCCCGGAAATTCTCGCCTCTTGTCTCAGGCGCTGGCACAATTCAAGGTAGGTCATTCTTTAAGGATGCTTTCAAGCCATGCGGCTCCGTTGGGGTGCGGGTCTTCGTAGACCGTGAATGGGTATGTGGTGGCAGTCCTTTCCACCATCTGGATATTCTCAGGCCGGGACGGGTTCGGTGTCTGCTGTTCGTACCTGGTATGAGTTCCACGGGCCAGGGCTTCAACGTACTTGCGCCGGACCGGTATCCTTTGGCCCCTGATAATCGGTTGGTTGATCCCGTTCACACTGACCACAATCACCGGCAGCGAATTAGGACTGTTATCCTCAGCCACCCGGATCAGAAGTTTCTGATTCATAAATTCTTCCAGCTCGGCGGCCTTTACAAAATCCTTTTCGGATACGGGCTCGATGGGTTCTTTCCCGATCTCACCCAGGGCGCCGGTCCTTCCTGTTTTTTCACCGCCTACGTCTTTCGCTTTAGACATTTATTGATTCCTTTATATATGGGGGTCCGAAGACCCCCCGGTTAAGATTAGGATGTCAGGGGAGCTACCGGCACTGCCAGCAGGTCGTAATAAGTGTCGGTTACGGTTGCGGCACCCAGATCAGTAGTCGCCATGGTGAAGGCGGCCCCGTCTGTTGCCACCTTGATCGCGCCGATGGGGCAGGTGTCCGCTGCCGGGGCGGGCCAGTGCAGAACGACGTTTCCGGCGGAAAGCTCGTCGGAATCAACCTCAGTGCCCTTCACGGTGTCCACGGTGCCGGATGCGTTGAGGGTCACCAGATACAGGCAGGTAGTTTCATCGGCCTGTTCGTCGCATGCCGTCGGGTCGATGTTGTCCGCGTCTGCTTTGTGGTACAGCACCCCGTCAATGGCAAAATCCACGCCAGCTCCGTTGGGAGCTGCAATCTTGATGGTTGTCGCGTTGGTGCCTTCACCCAGGCCAGCCTTGGAAAGACACACAGTTCCGCCTCTCAGTGCGGTGTCGTCAATATTAAACATGATATTATTCCTTATTCTTCAAGGGTTGCAGTTGCTTTGCTGGCCGTCAGTGTAGCGGGTCCAGCAGTCGGCTTACTTGCGGTCAACGTTGCAGGGCCAGCAGTCGGTTTGGGTGCGGTCAGCGTAGCAAGTGTGTCACTGATGGCTGCCCCGATCAGGGTTGCATCCGGGTTAATGGCGTTATAATAGTTTGTTGCGTTTGCCACTGTACCTCCTGTACCTCCTGCCAATGCGTCGGTTCCTGCCAGCCAGGTATCTCCACCCGCCTGGACAGTGACGTATCCAACAACCACCTCGCCAGATGCGGAAATGCCATCAATCGCGGCGATGGCTTCAGCTTCAGAGTCGTACCCGGCGTCAGAATTGTCTGCATAATCCACATGGGTCGTGGCGTCATTATCTACAGACAAAAGCAGAACCAGCCATTTGTTGGTTGCGCAGGTGGCGGCGGTGCCAGTGTCCCATAGCTGAGACCCGGCAATGTTGTAAACAATCCCGTCCTTGGCAACCTGAAACGCATTGGCGTTGCCAACGTCAAAGTCTGACTTAATCGCAAACCCCGGGTATCCGGAAAACAACCTGGTCAGGTATGCCGTTCTCAACTCGTTGATAAGCGACTTGATGTTGTCCAGATAGGTTTTTACGGTTGCATGATCGTCGTGCAATTCGTCCACAAAGGTTTTCGTTTCGTCCACAGCGGTCTTGAACGTGGCGTGGTCATCATGGAGCTCGTCGGCCAGAGTTTTTGTCTCATCGACTGCGGTTTTAAACGTGGCATGATCGTCGTGCAGTTCGTTCGCCAACGTCACGGTAGCTCCCGCTTCGGTGCGGGTTGCGTCAAACAATGGTTTGAGCACTGCCGCATCTCTTCGATTTGCCAGGGCGTTGGTATTTTTCTTAATACTTGCCATGTCGTTATCCTTTATTTATGGGGGCCGGAGCCCCCTGCTTGTTTATGGCTTTTCTAAGCCTGGTTTCTGTTGCTTTGTCATTTAGCCTAAACATCATAAGCGCCTTTGTTACAAGTCGGTTGCGGAACACTCGATCCTAGCAAGCCAATTTTCGTTCAAACGAACAACCGCGTACCAGAAATCGGCACCAACATATCCGAACATGCCGGACGGGTTCGCGTGGTTTTTCTTGGATGCCGGGATGATTGTCGGGCTGATACCGGTTTTGCCGTGGCCTTTCAGGGACACATGGCCCCAGGCTTCTTCTGCCATTACGATCATGGGGTACACGTCGATGTTGGCGCCATCAGCAGCAACCATGCCGGTTGAACCAACGGCGGCGCCGGCAGCGGCGAACGGGGTGAACAGCGGACTGGTAACAAACCGGAACTCTTCACATGACCCGATTTCCCTGGCATGTACCGGCTTGATTGCAGATCCATAGTCCACACGCTTGGTGAACCCGGGAAGATCCCTTACATCAGAACTCATATCGGTGTGCATGAAAACGACGTATGCCGATTCACAGGCGCTGGTGCCGAAGTTGGGACCCGGTTTGATGATTTCCGTTACCTTTTTCCCACGGTTTTTCTCCATGGACCTGGCAGCGGATCTCAGCTTTGCCAGTGAGATAGTGGAGTTGACACCTACACGGGTTGTCCCGTTGGCATAAATGACGCTGGTGCCTGCACGGATCGCTCCGTATGCTACCAGTTCTGCCACTTCTGCCAGGGTTTCACCGGTCAGCTTGGACATATCCCCGGGGATGTCATCTTCGTACATCAGCTGTGCTTTGGAGGAGAATTTGAACAGTACGGAATACTGCTCCAAACTCACGGTCACATCGGTGTAACTGATGGTGTTTGCCGTAGGGGTTGTGCCTTCGCTGGTCACAAAGTTGGCGGCGGTGATGGACGGGGTTTCACTGTATCCGTCTGCCGGGTTTGTTGCGGCAGTTGCGGAAAAGGGTTTCAGCCGCCTGAAAACGATGGTGTCCGTTTTATTCAGGGGTTGTTCTTTCTGTGCGCCGAAGCTCCCCAGGACCTGGATGGGTTCTGCGTGTTTCAACATTTTCATTTCTGCTCTAATTAAGTTCCTGCTAGGAACCGAGCTATAATTTTGGATAGCCATGGTATGACTCCTTTAGTCTTCCCACACCTCTGCAGCGATCTGTTCCCTCAACTCAGCTTCTGATAGATCAGCTTCCGATTTCGGGGGCTTTCGTGCCGGCCCCCTGGGAGCGTCAACGGATCGTGCAAGGCGGTCTTGTTTTTTGTCAGGTGGTCTCTGTTTCTGTGATTTGAATAGGTCCAGGACCTCAATGGCGTCGTCAGCGGTCTGCCCGTACAGGGCTTTTTCCTGCACCAGTTGGGACTGTTTTTTCAGCCACATCTGGTAATCTGCTGACCTGACTACCTGCTGCCAGTCTCGATGAGCGATCCCTACTAAACGTCTTTCCAGGTCTTCGTTGGCGTGACTGTCCTGCTTGAACTCGGCCCGGATGTCTTCTCTCAGAGCTTCCATATCAGGCGGTTTTGTCTCGGCAAGTCTGGCCTCGATTGCGTCTGCGATTTCGGGAAAATCTTCTTTCATCTCGTCCCATTTTTTTTGGGACTTGCTGGCTGCCTCTAACTCTTCCGGTGTTGGACCCTTGGGCGATTCTTTGGCGGCTTTCTGCGCGGCATAGAACTCGTTCTGGATGCCCCCCAACCGGCGTTCAGTCTGTTTGAGGCGGTAGTCGATGTTGTCAATCGTGTTAACGCGCTCGGAGATAGATTCAAGCTGCTTTCGCAGGGCGGATGGTACTCCGGCCCACTCGTCAACCTCTTCGTTCTCAGGTTCAGGTTCTGGTTCTGGTTCCGGTTCCGGCTGTTTCGGCGGCTCCGGTTCCAAACCGTCGTTGTATGCCTGTTCCCTCAACGCTTTTTCTTCCGCTTCCGTCATGTCCATCTGTGTCCTCTTTCCCCGGCTTTAAGGCGGGTGTGCTTGGGGCGTTTCCGGCCCGGTTATGGTTCCAGGGCATAAAAAAAGGGCAAATGTAGTGATGTGGCACCACATTGCCCCTCTTGTTATCTTGCGCCGTGTGTCAGTCTGGCCGGACCTTCACACGGACCCTGGTTGTGTTATTTTATTGCAAAATCCCCTTTCTCTCCTTGGGCAGATCCAGCAATTCCTTGTAAGCCTTGATCTTACCCCGGATCACCGCTGTTTGTGCGTCATTCATATTCGGGCTGTCATTTTTTTCCCGCAGCCGTTGGATTTGCTCTTTGGCCCAGGTCTCAACGAACAGCCATGTCGGTGAATATTTGTCCAGCTCTCCGGTGTAATCCGGAGCGCCCACTTCAATCGGTTTCCTACGCCTCCACAATGCCGAAAGCATTTTTCCATTCCTCCACGCCGATTTGGACCCAGCGGTCTTTTGTGTCCTCGGCCTGTGATTTTTCCACGACTGATATACTGTGGCCTGTTGGGTCTGTTTCTTCGATTACCAGCATTGTAGACCACTTCCAAGTTTCTACCTCTCCGACCACCGCAATGGCCCTCCCATTTGCATGCCTATAATACTGGCCTACTTCAAATTTCATGCTGGCACCTTCCCCAAATTTCCGCTTCAGCTACTTTCTTGGCGGCTATGGCTTCGTTAAGCGTATCAAACCGGCCTATATAATGCCTCTCGTCACCACTTCTTAACCTAACTTCGTACTTCTCTCTATCTGGATCAAACCATGGGGTGCTGGCTTTCCTGTTCCTCGCCTGTTCCTGCGGGGTTGCCCACTTGCAATTGCTTTTGCTATAACACGCATCGTTATCCTTTCTTTCAATAGACATCCCCTCTGGCGGTTCACCCATATCTTTATAAAAAATCCAGAAATCCTGCCACTCATCACAAACAGAAATACCTCTGCCGCCATACCTGTGATACCGCTTGTTTTTCTTGTTGGTGCATCTATCCAGCATGGCACGCCACGCCTTGTAAATCCGCGTCCTGCTCATACCGTGCTTGGTTATCCTTTTTGTGTTTAAACAACCGCACGACTTTGTGTGGCCATTAAGCAAATTGCCAGATTGCACTGAAACAAATCTTCCGCAATCACACAAACATTTCCACAACACTCTCCCGGCCATTGTCCTGCCACACTGCTCAATCACCCGAAGATTGTTTACTTTTTTACCGGTCAAATCTTTTACCTTTGCCATATTCTCTCCCAAATATTCTCCATAAGAAATGGGGTGAAAACTGGTGGAGATGTCCAGTTTTTCGGTAGCTATCCTATTCACCCCAGTCTGTCTCATTGCTGGAAACTTTTACCGTCGGCTGCGCGGCCAGTGGGCTCTGTCGGCGGTGTGATAATTTCATCCGAAACATTGTCCCTGTCTGCCAGGTATTTCTGCAACTTCAATTTAGCCGCGTCTGACGCCAGCATGGCCTTGACCTTATCCAGACTGATATCCTTGTTCGCGGCAAACTCCATCATCTTGATTTCATAGTCCATCTGCTTGATCGCCAGCCTGTTTTCCATTTCAGCCTCGGTGATCTGCCCCTTGGCCTGGATCTCTGCCATATCGGATTGCTGGACAAGCTGGGCCTTCTGCATGTCACCTTCGGTTTTGATTTGTGCGGCGGCAATCCTTGGATCAGGCGGCGCCTGCTGCTGTGCGGCCTGCTGCTTGGCTTGCGCGTAATCCTCGTCGGATTTGAGTATGTCTTCCAGCCTCAATGCAGAGAACAGCCGTTTGCTGGCCTTTTCCCAGTCCACCAAGAGGTTGATATCCGGGTCTTGTTTTGCGCTCAAAATCTGCATCAGGGTTTGCGCCTGCTGGTCTTTTTCAAGCAGCACCCCGGCACCTCTCACATCGACATTGAAATCACCTTTGATTTCCTCTTTGGGGTTGTACTGCATATTGTAATCGTAATACCGGGTGATGTGGGGCCGGGTGATACAGTCGTCATATCGTTTGACGCGAGTTCTCAGTGCGACATTGTTGGAATCCACCATGATGTTGGTGGCACCCAGGGTTTCCGGGGCTTCGGCTTTCTCTCCCTGGAACAGCATCGGCAGGCTGGTTTCCATGTCCGTGAATCTCAACGCCAAGTCAATGATCCGCTCAAGCTCTGGTTGCCGGGTGTCGATCTGAAACTGAACCAGGGCTTTTCGTGCGTCGTCTATGTCGGAATCAGCCAGCCACAGCTTTTTTCCGGTGATCTCCCACCTGCCATCTGCCGGTTCAAGCCCCTGAAGCACCGCGATGTTCGCCCCGGATGAATCCCCGGCGTTGTCCATCATTGCCCGCCATGCTGCGTTCAAAATTCTCTGCTGCCATGCCATCATGCGGGGGATACCGATACCCCAGGGTGATCCCGATACTGTTGTCCAACAAAAGAAATCGTATGGCATATCGCCGGTATCGAGTGGATTGAGCAATGCCTTAATGGGCCGATCATTCACAAACACCACACAGGCACTGAAGGACTGGCTCATCATGTCGTGGCTCAGATCCACCCCCAGGCTTTCCAAATCTTCCCGGGTCAGGTCTCCGTAGTAGTCCCATCTTTCGAGTGTGTTCTGACCCTGGGCGGTCAGCCGGCGGACGTAATGGCGGTTGTGCTTTGAATCATACTTCGACACCAGCTTGACCGGTTCTTCCATCAAAATGCGGATAATCTGTTCGTCCAGGTATCCCTCAACCCCAATCAGGTTGCGCAAGTCCCTGGGAAGGATTGTATCGCGCTCCCAGATATAAGGTGCTTTCTTGACATCTTCTTCTGTCTCTGGGGCCGGGTACACATTCCACGGGTCCACCCATCTTGATTCAGGCTTGTGTTCCTCCTGCATGATAAGCACATGTGTCCCGTCCTCTGTGGGCTGCCATGCCCTTTTGACTTTTTTGACGACATTCGGGCCTTTCAGTATCCCTGTCCCCAGGCGCACGGATGAAGCAATAACCTTTCGACACTGGCCGTTGAACCCGCATTCGGTCAGTTGATCGTCCACCTCGGACTCCATCGCCTTCATCCGTTCAGTCATCTCGTCTCTGTCTGACCGGGCGATGTCTGCCATCTTAACCGGCTGGCCCTGTTCGTCCATGACCGGCTGGCCCTGGTAAGCTGCTGGCCGGTTGTCCTTCATGGCCTTTACCATTTCCGGGACCGGCGTTATTTTCATCCCCCAATTTTTATCGTCCACCGGCAACTGGATATCGGCGAACCGGCCCTCTGCCATCTCGCATTTGGACCGGACGATGTTCACCACGACTTTTGACCTGGCTGGCTCGTTGTTGTCTCTCAGCGGGGCTTCACCGGTTGCGTAATCCATCATCCCACGGCCCGCTTGACTCGGGTCCAGGCCATCGAACAGGTTCTCATCCTCCCGCCACCGGCGTTCAACCCCGGATGCGGCCCGGAACTCTACCGCTTCATCTCGTTTTCTCAAGAGTGACGAGCAAAGGGCTTGGATGTGGGTGCCGATCTGTTCGCTATTTTCTGATTCTGCGGAATACATCAATTTTTCAGCCCTTTGTTAAGTTTGCTCCCCGGCGGGAGACACATACCGTTGCGGAAAACCTCAATTTCTAATAACCCACGGCTCGATCATGTGGCGCGTATCCGACATGGACAACACGCCGCTTCGGCGTCTGGTTGTGCATCTGCTCAACATTACAGGCGATGTATCGGAAACAGTCTGCCCCGTGGCTGAACTCATCATGCAGCGGCGCCCCTGGTTCCTCTGTAGCCTGGTTGATACGTCTTCTGTACCTCTTGAGGCACTCCACCAACCGCGCGGATTTAGTTTTGTCGAAATACACGCGCGGGAACATCAGGCGCGCCAGGCGTATGCCTTCCTCAATGCTGAAATTCTCCGTGATTTCCACGTCCCAGCCCAGGGCGGCCATGATCTGCGCAGCGCTTTTGCCGGTCTTGAAGTCTTTTGCCCTGCCATCGTGGGGGAGAAACATCTTGCCCCAGGACAATCTCATGTCTTTTAGCTGCGCGGAATAGTCTGCCAAAGTCCGGTGACTGTCCTCTATGTATTCGATTATCCGGACCTCGGAAGACTGCCGCTGCACCAAGGCGATTGCCATGGCGTCGTTCCATCCCAGGTCAAGGACAACATGGACCTTGAGCATGGGATCATAGGGCACGTTTGTGATGCGCGGCCCTGCTGCGGTGATCTGGTCGTGATAGATTGCGCCCTCAACCGCTGGTCTGCACTGGCCTTCCCAAATATTCAGATAGCCAACCGGGTCTGTTTTCTGGCAATGCAGGCGCTCTTTTTCCATCACATCATTGAAAAACGGGTTGTCCGAATAATTGACTTGAACCACCACAGCTTCATCGGGTGGGTTGACAACGAACCGCGTATATGTTGGGTCTGTGTCCAAGTCTGGGTTGAAGCTGATCCATATCTCACTGTTTGCTTTTCGGATTGTCGGTATCAGGATTGTCCAGGAACGGTCTGAAATTGTCTGCCCTTCCTCTACCCAGCAGATATCCACGCCCTCGTAGCTTTTGATTGATTCGACTGTCTGGTTCCCAAGTCCGGCAAAAGTGAAGTTGCTGCCGTTTATGCCCCGAATCTCTGTCTCAGTGATTGTGTAGAGTTTTCCCAAACCCATGAGTTGAATCTGGTCGGACAGGAGCTTGTGAACGGAATCTTTGATTGACCGCTGGATTTCACGGGCACACAGGACGCGGAGGGGTTTTTGGATTGCTTGAATCAGCAGCGCCCTGGCGTATGCCCAGGACTTCCCGCTGTTGTGTGTAACCGTCCCGTCTGCCAACAAGAACCTATGGTCTCCATCCAACAATACCCCGTAATACTCACCTACGCCTATTGGTTCGATACTGATATAAGACAGCGCCTTGTCTTTATTGGGTGAAACCGATGCTTTTTTTCGAGGAAGAAGACAGGGAACTCGTGGTGTATCTCCGTTGATGCTAACCCTCCACGCTACGCCCCTAAACGCTTTACAGGTCGTTTGTTTCCGGCGGATGCTTGTCCTGAATCCAAGGCCGTCAGCCAACCGCTTTACATCATCAGCCAACCGCTCATTGGCCAAGCAAACATCATATCCTCCCCTGGCATATGTTCCGTCTGTATCAATGATGCCAGCGAGTAGCCTTAACCTCACGTCTTCTGAGTTTTTAAAATATTGTTCTGGTATGTGCTTGTTGCTAACCAGATTGTTTTTCTTAAAGCCTTGCCAAACAGGGTTTTTCCTGCCATGAATCGCAGGGTTACGACCCAATCTTACATCCACTGCCCGGTTCCCATGACCATATTTTTCAGATATCGTGAACAACAATCCATTGTCTCTTGAAAACCGATTCAACCAATCAATAATCTCAGAGTCTGCTGTCGTTATCATCAACTCTCTGTGTAACCCGTCACCCAGCCATAGGCCGAGCAAATACGGGTCGATATCCACCGCCTGCCCTGGAAAATGAATAACCCCGGCCCTGAACCCTCTGAAATTTTCTTTCCATCGCTTTGATTGTTTTAGCCAATCCTCTACGGTTATTTCTACTTCATCTGGCCAATCTGGATACCTACCCCTTGATCGTCTCCAGTTTCCCGATGGCATCCGCCCGCCCTTGTCATTAACGCATGATGCGCTTTTCTTTAAAACCAACACATGCGCGCCATTAACATCATAATAATTTGCAGATGTCTGTCGCACCCGATACATCGGTTCTGACCCGTGAAAAAGATCAAGCACCGTGCGAGGCTCACTGTCCGGACCCATCATTTTGTCGCCTACCCGCACAGTCTCAATTGACCTTAGGGTGCCGTCGTACATCAAAACCTTCGTGCCAGGAGACAAGCACCCCCTGCCTCCGTGTGCAACTTTATACCGGGCTGGCTTAAACAGGAACAGGAGTTTATCCGGGAATTGGGCATTGACGTCGATAGTGTTTGACGTTGTGGCGGTCACGGCTTGACTCCAATCACGTTTACACTAACGCTCAATTCGCCGGTCATATTGATGTCTTTGACCTCTTTGACTTTCCCCTCGGTTCTTTCCAGGAAAAGCGTTGCCGCCGAAACATTGCCCTGTTTGGCCTCAGAAAACATTGACTTTAAAACCTCGGCCCTTTGTTTTGTTGAATTTTTCTTCCGGATCTCGTAGGCTTCGTTTTCGATTTCTTGAAGTTCATCCGGAGGGAAATGCTTGTATAGTGTCACGACAGAAACTTTCAGCAGTTTTGCATAGTCTTGGCGCGGAGGATAATCATTTTCCGGATCACCCAGGAATTTAAGCAATCGCTGCTTGTGTCGCTCTTTTGCCGTCACGCCTTAACCTTTCGTAAACTGGCTAAAGTCTCATTTTCTCAAGAACTCAGTATTAACCTTGTGTTAACCTTGAGGCCCCATTCTCCCCGCTATATTATCCCTTTGCAACCTCCCCAGGGGGGTGCAAAGGGGGTGCAAAGGGGGGGCAAAGTAGGGGCAAATGGGGGGCAAATGCATGCAGGGGAAAGTTTTTTTAAAAATGTGCATTTTGCGCTTGACAGCCCGATAATCATGATATACTTTATTATCAAACAACGGGCAAAAAGCCCACAAACCCAAACAAGGAGAGACACCATGAAACAGATCGCCGAAGCAATCACCGAATCCAAAAACACCGACAGCATCATCCACCTGACCATCACAGCCGCCGATATCCATGAGGTCATGGACGGAATCGACTACGATGACGCCGTGCTTGTGGATGGTGTTTACGACGTGTGGGGCGACAACTGGAGACTGGCCGTCACCATCGAACCCACCGCCCACAAATTCCACGATCTTGAAGCCTCAGAAAACTACGACATCATCGACGCCGAGACTGGCCACTGGATCACTCAGGGGATACAGGGCGCCGACGCAATGGCGACCACCTGGCCCGAAAGTTCCGAAGCATGGCCCGCAGGTGAAGATGATTTTTCAGGAAACCCGGAAGATGTCGCAAGGTAACCAACCCAGCCCCGGTACGCCGGGGCAAAGGAACAAGCCATGAAAACATTAAACTACCTTTTGCGAAACATCCCGGTTGAGCTCTGGGACCGGGCAAAACACCGGGCCATTGACGACAACATCAGCCTCCGGGAACTGATCCTGCGGGCCATTGAAAAATACCTGGAGAAATAGCCGTCCGGGTAAGGCCGCCTGGACGGCCCAAATAACCCACAGCCCCGGTCACCTGGCCGGGGTTTTTGGTTGCCGCCTCATCCAATCCAGAAGCTCAGAAGCCAGCGCCTGGGGCCTCCCGTTCACGAAATATACGGGCAGGCCCCCTTTTTTGTACCGGCGTTTCGCGGTTTCTTTCGATACCTGCATGAAATTCCCGATATTTTTCCATGTCGCCAAGATGGCATCATTCACGCCTGGCCCTCCTATCCCCATGCCGACGATCCGCTTGTCGTCGATCTGGTTTCCGCATCGAATCGTCAGAATACCCCTTCCGGATACACTTTCCCAGGTCCCGGCACAGGTCTGTTCTGAGTTTTCCGCAGTTGGTACAATCGCGTTTCATCTGTTATCTCCCTCCCCGCATATCAACCCACGCCTTGCCCTGCTTGCCAATTTATCGATATTCATCACAGCGATAGTTTCCAGAGAATAGCCCAACTCAAAAGCCATTTCCGCGACATACCAGAGACAATCTCCCAGCTCATAGGCGATGGCTTCCCGCCTCTCATTGTCGAATTCGCCGTGATTGTCCCGGATCACTTTTTTGAGTTTGTCCGCCACCTCTCCGGCTTCCCCGTTCAGGCCCAGGGCCGGGTATGCCAAGGATTCGCCTTTCCCGGGATAGATTGCTGTGTTTTGTGCAGCCGCCTGATAATCATTCAGATTCATTTTGCCCATCCTCGTAACCATGTCCGTAAAAGTGTGTTGCAGCCGACGTGTAATCCCATTTCCGCATTTCCATCACCTGGTCCCAGGAAAACATTTGTCCTTTGTCCTGACCGGCCGTCAGTGTTTTTTCCATATAGGACCAGTGCGCGTCCACCAGTTCCTTGATCCGGGCTTTTTTCCGGGAAACCAGACTATCGGGCCGGTAATCGGTTTCAATATCCCCCTTTTTCTGCCATGCGGATCTGGCAAAATCCATTCCCGCTATTCCGTACGCAAG